AGCGGGCAGACAGACTGTCGTACAGGTTGTCTTCCACAGCTTCCTCGGTGATCGAGAAGCCCAGAGCGATGGTTTCGTGGGTATAGCGAGCAGTGAAAGCTTCCTGCGCGTTGTCGTAAGCGATGGCAGAGCCTTCGTTCTTGACAGGTGCAGCACCGAAACCGGCGAGCTTGGTCTCTTCTTCAAAAGAACGCTCAGAGGATTCGGTTTCGTAGATTTCCTTGTGCTCCTCGCCGTAGCGAGCGTATTCCATGCCGAACAGAGCGTTCAGGCCGGGCAGGAGTTCTTTAAGTAGCTGTGCACGAGAAATAGCCATTTTTAATTACTCCTTAGATGCCGACGGCATTGGTGTAGGCGTGAGCGCCCGGGTTGAACTTCACCAACACTTCGGTGTAGGTATCGGTCAGCGGCGAGGCGAAACCGATAATCTTGAAGGCGGCAGCGGTGGTGACAACCGTGGACTCCAGCGCGCTGGTCGAGTTGCCGGTGGTGGTCGAACCCGTGCTGGTGCTCTGAACAGCGGCGAAGAAGGTGTTCGCGCCAAGAGCGGCTTGGGTGACTTGGCCGTCCAACTGCGCTTGGAACGTCACGCTGGGGTCGGTGATCACGTACGCAGTCACCACGCCGGTGGTGCCGGAGGGGTAGTACTGAGCATAGATCTGCTGACCTTGCGCGTTGATGTAGGAACAGCCAACAAACACACCCCAAGCGCCAAGCGAGCTGCCGCCGAGGTTGTTGGTCGTCAGGTCCGCACCAGTAGCGGTAGACAGAGCGATGTAGCCGTTGGCGTTAATGATAACGACTTGGCCGTTGAAAAGGTTAGATCCCAGACCGGCAGGGTCGATCAGGAACTGACTCGTAGCGCCGGCATAGGGCATGCCGTCGTTACGGTTGACGGCCCGTAGGCCGTAGGGAGAGTTGGTCATTGCCATTTAAGGACTCCTAAGTTACTTAGAACCAGAACCAAACCCAGCTCCGCGACTGGTAGTGCTCTTGCGATCACTAAACAGAGGCATACGCGGGTCATTGTTTCGCATGAAGTGGTTGTCCACCGACTCCATCTGGGACTGCGCCTGTTTGGCGTAATACTCTTGGCGAGCGCGGTATTGATCAACGGTCTGCTTGCAGAGCATCAGGCCACCAATCTCCACGTTACCCGTCGTGGGATTACCCATCAGCATCAGTTCCGGATGGTCCTCCGCCTTCACCGGCACCCAGTTGTCACGCATCTTTTTGGACACGTTAGTCGGGTCAGCTTGTCCCAGCACATGGGTCGCAACCCAGTGATAGACATAACCCGGCTCGGGAGTCGGATCGGGCAGTGCGCTCGGGGGAACATACACTGATCGAGAAGTTTTTTCGCGTGACACGAGATCACGAGGGATACGGGTTTCAGCCATTTTGGTTCTCCAGTTTAGCTACTTGGGCAGCATACTGCTGCGGCGTTAGGTTAAATTTCTTAGCCAGCGCCACTTGTGTTGCTGTCAAACGGATTTTTCCAGCCGACGTACTGCGTGCAGCCGGGGCGACAACCGTTGTAGGTTTCTTTTGAACCTCACCGGACTTTGGCTTGTCTTCCGTCTCACCGAAAAGCTCGGGAAACTTCGACTTCATGCGACCGTCAATCTGGTCGTAGTAACTATCAGAGCGGGGGTCAATGCCACCGGAGACTAGTTTTTGGTGCAGCCCTAGTGCGTAGCTGGTGTATTCCTCAAAACCGTCTTGCCCGAACCACTGGTTTTTGGCCTGCCAGCGCAGGGATTTTTCGTCGGGTTTGACGGCTTGTTCCGAATTTTGTTGAGGTTTTAGCTCATATTCCGCCTCCTGTAAAGGGGTCGGCTTAAAGTTTTTTGCAGCCTCGGAACGCATCTTAGCTTCGGCCAGCTTTTCTTGCGCTGCAACAATCGCGTCCGTGTCAAACGCCTCGTGGGCCTGTTTCAGCTCACGGCGGGCGATATCGAGGTCGGACTCCGCCTTTTCCTTGGCGGTCGTGGCGTACACCTCTTGCCCCGCGTTGTAGCGTTGCTTAAGGCTCTTGTTCTCATCAATGAGCTGCTGTGCAAGGCGCTCAAGTTCCTGACGTTCACGGGCCAGCGACTCAGCCTTACGGCGTTCGTCGTGACGGGCGTGGGTCAGTTCTTTAATGCGGCTCTTGACCTTGTCGGAGTAGGACTCGATCTCTTCTTCCGTCGGATCAGCTACCTCACGATCCAAAGGCTTGCGGCCTCGGTCTTGGGGTGGCGTGTCATCGACGATCTCAATCTCGATGTCTGCTTCAGCACTTTGGTTTCCCGAACTCTTTTCCTCGACCTCGTCGGGGAATTTGAATTCGTCCTTTTCACTTGCCATATTTACTCCTTCAAGCGCGGGTCAGTCCGCGAGGGTCTTGCACAACAGCCTCAACCTGATCGTCGTTAATCAGGCGAAACTCTTTTCCGAAAATCTTAAACCGCGTACCAGAATAGGTACGCACGAGCACAAAGTCGCCCTCCTTACACCACGCTCCGTTAGGAAACTTGGCGGAGTCTTTGTACGCGTCAGGGCCTGTACGCAAAACAAAGAGCACGGTTGTGGCGTGTTCTTCTTGGCGCAAGGATGCTTGGTCACGCACCAAATCCAGCGACGTACCTGCGATCTTTTCATCGACATCAGGGACGATGCACAGCAGCTTCCAACCCGTGGGGGTCGGTAGTGCTCCAGCTTTGGTCTCGGCATCAGCACCTTCTTCAGGCGCATCAATCGGTTGGACGTGAGGGGGCAGGGTAATACCGGGAGGCAGGATGATTTCACTCATCTTGTTCTGTCGCTTTCTTAGCAAGGTCGAGGAGATGACGCTCTGCAACGGCTAGACCTTGAATGACGCCGCAGAGTTTTTGGTATTCGTCAAAAGAGCGACACATCCCACCCGCCAGATCGTCGGCGTAGTTGTTCATGTCGTTGCGTATTTGTTCGCGCAATACGCGTGCGAAGTCGTCGATCATTTGTTACGCGGGCTCCTTGTTTGTGCTTGCGCACGGGACTTTGCGATGTCGATGCCCATGCGAGCACCGTCACGTTCCTGATCGGCCTCCAGCTTGTCCGCCTTGTAGGCCGCGTCGATCTGGAGTTGTTGCTCTTTAAGCGCCAGCTCATCGGCCTTAGCCGCAGCATCAGCCTGAACTTTCTTGTCCTTGATCGCCACTTCTTGGGCGCGCAGTTGAAGTTCTTGCTGTTGCATCTGCAGCACCGGGTCTTGCGCCATCTGCTGAGCTTGTTGCTGTGCAGCCTGAGCTTGGTTTTGCATCAGCACCTGCTGAGCAGCTTTCGCCATCATCGACGACATCGCGGTCTCGATCTGCGGCGGGAGCTTGTCCTCTTCAGGCGGCAGGGAGAAGCCCAGTTGCTGCTCCACTTTCTGGCGGTACAGGAACGCCGTGTGGTCAGCAATGTGTGCCTGCATGGCAGCCATCATCATTTGCGCCTTCGGGTTCTGACCGATGAGCTGCATGAGCATCGGGTCTTGCATCGCAGCCATGTGCACCTGAATGTGGGCCTGATGGTCTTGGTACATGAAGGCTTTGACGGGTTTGCCGCGCAGCACAGCCATGTTCTCCGACACGGGGTCGGTGGGCTTCATGTCGTCGGGCAGGGGCACGAGCTTCTCAGCGTGCTTAACACCGAGCACCTCCAGCATAGAGCGGTGAAGCTGCGGCAGGTCGTAGATGTCCGGAGCCATCTGCGCCATCTGGATCACAGCTTGGTACTGCACCACGCGCTGACTCATGGTCGAGGCGTTGGGGTCCGAGACCGGGATCACATCCACCAAGTCGTAGTCACCCTGCTTGGCGCGCTTGCTGCCGTACTCCGGGGTGTACTCGTAGTCCACGTCCGTGTAGTCACGGATTATGTTTTTCAGCAGCCCCAGCTCTTGCTTCAGTGCGTAGTGCACACGGGCTTGGACGGCGGTCAGAACTTTAAGCTGGCGCTCCAGCAGTGCCAGCGTGGTACCCACGGGAGCCTGCGCGGACATGTCGGACACTTTCATATCCGCAGTGGCAGCAAACCGACGGCCCTCATCCACGATGGTGCCCAGCAACTGATACAGCACGTTGGACGGCTCTTTGTACGGCAGCGGCAGGATGTTGTCGCGGATGTTGCCACTACCCAAGTCCACGTCGCGGAACTCGCCGGGAGCAATCGGAGTGTCGTCGCCTTTAATGCGCAACCCACGGGACTTCAGACCGCCGGGCAAGTTAGAGAGCGTGCCCGCGTCCACAAGCTGGCGCATCAAGGAAGTCGCCGACTTTGCAAAACCGCCGATCAGGTGGAACAGACCGAAGCCATACGCACCGAAGCCGGGGATGTACTGGTAGTGC